GGAATGCCGCCCCTAAGACTGCATCAATTGCCATCGCAGTTCCATCAAGCATTTTGTAATGCTCCGCCATGTCGGCATATCCGGCCTTCTCAAGTATGGCCGATGTTCCTCCGCGTTCAACGAAACCAAGACCGAGGTTGATCCCTGCGCCCGCTGCTACCTGCTTTGCCAATGTTTTGCCGAGATAGGGGGGAAGAAATGCGCCTGCACCCATTACTGTTCCTGTAAGACCTGCGGCTTTCAATGCCGTGTCGTGATCTACGCCAGCATCAATAAGTTCTGAATACTTGTCGTAGCCTGACAATCCTCCGATGCTTACCGCAGCACCAGGCAATCCGAACGGCGCGCCCATCGCACCCATACCGAAAACAGTTCCAAGCCCATGCCCCATTTGCGCTAGGGTACCCATCGTCTTTGGGTCTGGCCTTGTCTCTACCATCCATTGATAGGCATCGCGTTGCTTGTTCTGTATGAAATCTGGTATCAATTCAGGTTCGCCAGCCAATAATGCCGCCGAGCCTACAGCCGCAGCATGCTCGAATCCTTTGAACAAAGAGAATCCAGCGCCGGTAAAGAATCCGACTTCTTCTGCTGGCTTGTCCAGCATGCGCGAACGATAGTCGTAAGCTTCGTTCTGCTGGCTGGCGTCAAGTGTAATAGGCCCGATACCCATCATTCACCTATCTTATTTTGCCGATATGCAATTGGCGAGTTGGCTTCGGTGGAATTTCGTTCGCCATATTGATAAGGATGTTCGTTGCTATACCACCTTCAAGTACGCGATACACATCACCAGCAACACCTGCTTCCTGCATCAACCCATATCCAGATACGGGTTTGCCTACTGCAGCATTAACCCTATTTTCGATACCGCGAATAAACTCATCTTCCTTCATTCCCCAAGGCTTGAGTACCCGTGTTGAGCCGAAATGAACAGGTTTGCCGAGTACAGATTCGACGGACTTTTCAAAAGCACTTTTGTTATCGCCTTCACGAAGATTCAAATTAAATCTCCCGCTGCTGATCTGCTTACCGACATAATGCGCCATGACAACTTCAATCTGTTTCTCTAGCCCGATCTGGAATTCAGGAGACACGCCATCGCTGTACCCACTCATGCCTGAAAGCAACTTCAATGCCTCAGTAGCGGAAGGCATACCAGCGCGTTGAACGGCTTTCTCAGTATCCAGTCCTTTGCCTTTATCAAGCGGCTTCATCGCCTTCATGCCAGCAAGGATATGCCCGACGACATTATCCCTAGTCTCGCCGCCTTGGATCGCATCAGACCGCTTCGTTGCATAATACGCAGCAGCATTGATGCTTGAATTATTCGGCGCGATCTGATTGAAAAGTCCAACGACGGCGGAAGGATCATCTTTGAATCTGGTTGTGAGCGTACCGATAGCCTCAAATTGCTTGTCTATGGACATCTGATCGAATACCTTACCCATAGCTTCGGCTTCAGGCTTGGATAGGATTGCCGGTGCACTACCACGCAATCCCCACGCGCTCTCAACAGCTTTCGATTGTGGAATGCGTACAGACAATTCATCGGCCCATTTCTCTGGTGACGATACAGAAAGCGGAACAATAGGGCTTTGGCCTGCGCTGAACCTGGAATTCATTGCCGCCTTGATCGGGTCTGATTGAATTTCTTTCCACCGTCCAGCGAACAACCTGGCAGCCTCATCATATTCCTTTGCCTTCTGTGCTAAAGCGGCATCACCTTCCTTCGGCTTCAATGCCTCGATCATCGAAATGCCTTGGTCTATTGGCAGTTTCGTTGCAACAGTCATCGTATCCGCTGCCTTGAGCATGGCGCTATACGTTTCCCATCCAATCACGTTGTCCTTGAAATCGCCAGCATTCAGCGTTTTCTCGGGTCGTTGTCCATACAAGCGAATATAAGCATCATCATCAGCAACCTTTTGGCGCAATGCCTGCATCGCCACGGCATCGTCTCGGTGCTGGTTCGCTGAAACAGATTTCATGAATGCGGCGCGTTTGTCAAAACTCAAATCCTTGAACCACTGCGGCAATGGCTCATCCTTAAGTTTCTCATCTTGTGCATACGTTGCTTCGCCAATCTGCACTGCGGCATTCGGCCTATTCATTTTTATGAATGTGGCGATCTCGATATCCGATGCGCCTTTTTTCTCCATCTCGGCAATCTTCCCGCCAAGCTGCGCCTCGTCCATCTGATCCTTCGGCAACAGGTGCATGAACATGGCGCGCATCATCGGATTCTCACTTGCCGTCATAGCGGCAGACCAAGCAAGTTTCTCGATTGCCTCGCGCATGAATTCATCCTTGCGCGGGCTATTCTTCAGGAATTCATACGAACCTACGCCGTTCGTAATGTCATACTTGAGAGATGCCGCAACAGAGTTGTACATGTCCGGCACAGCGGCAAGTGTCTTGGCATCAGTCGCCACCCTGTTTTCATGATCCGATACAGCTTTAATCCCCGCCTGCTGTTGCTGATGTTGCAATCCGCGAACGAAGAAGTCTGTCGTAAGCGACATCCCGTTCATGCGGACATAGTTCTTCGCCTTGTCTGACTTGTAGTTGTCCGACATCCCGCCGAAGTAGTCCTCCATTTCCTTTCGCATTGCCGGTGCCATACTCATATCGCCGGGGCGCATGTTCTGCTGTCGACTGATGTACGTCTCAGTCCATTGCTGCCGCGCTTGTGCCATTCCTAGTGTGGCATTCTCGATCTCCCTGCGGTCTTCTTCCTGCTTGATGTACGCGCCGACTTCCTGCATGGTTCCGCCGAACTGTTGCATTTGCTGGCTGAAACCAAAGTCAGCTTCCGTAGCACGGCGAGTATCTATCGCCCCTTGCGCGGAAGTCTGTTGCGTATATTCACGAATGCGCGGCATTATCCGACTCTTCTCAAGTTACTGCCGACATTCCAGTCATCGAAGTACAGATCATCACTGCTTGCGGAAGGTGTGCTAGAACTGTTGAATGCGCCAGACCTAGCCACACCACCAAGCAATGCGCTTCCAGCCGAAAAGTAACTGCCAGTTACCGCATTCTCGCCGCGCATTAACTCAAGGCCAGCCGTGCTTTCATAGCCTTGAGCGCGCAATTCACCACCATACAGAATATTCTGCCGATCCAACTCAGCCATTGCCGCAGAACTTTCAAGTACGTCCAGCGCAGACCCTTCAAGCCCCACGCCTGAAGCGCCATATCCCGCACGCATCGCCCCTATCGTCTGACGCGCTCTCCGTTGCTGCGCCGCCGCATTTGCTTCTGCCTGTTGCCTCGATGCTGTAGCATTGTTTCTTGCAACGGCAGCGTTGTATTCGGATGAATCTTGCTGTTGTTGCCCTTGGTTCAATGCACCAATGACCGATACAGCCGTTCCGATCATCTGAAAGATTGTCGCGATTCCGATTTCCATTATCTTATCCTCGCATAAAGCGCACAATCACGCCCATCCGGTGAATACTTCCTGCGACGCTCGCATTCCATCTCGAAGCCTAGCATCCTTGCCCACCGATGCGCCTGTGCAAAATCGCAATCAACATCCATCTCAATCCGCCTGTATTCGGCCATATCCAAGAACCGCTTCACGGCCTTCGTTACGCCCATCATGCGGCTTCCGACATGCTGAGATATGTACGCCCATGCGATAGCCCGTCCTGGTGCTGCCTCGATGGTTCCCGCGCATGCCAGAACCTCATCGCCTTCCAGCGCAGTATAAGCATCACTCCCTTCCAGCGTCGCGTAAATAGCATCCGTCAGCAAATACTCCAGACCTTGCTGATTCTGCTGAATCACCATGCGCTTAAGATGCTCCCTCTCGAATGGCACAACAATCATCCTCTATCCTGTGTGACAAGCTGCGGATATAATCCAAGCAGCGTAAATGGCAATGGCTGATCCTGTCTCAGATAGACATATCCTTCAGTCTCATATCCACTATTCCAATTCACAGACTTATCACCTGTGAATAGAGTAGGCGGATTACCCATTTCATCAGCCGATGTTCTGAATGGCAGTATGTCCAGATTGCTGGCGTTCGGGCCGAACTTAAGCCCGAGTGTCTTGTATAGGCGCATACCTATGCGATGAATGCGCTTCGTCTTACCTTGCGCCGTACCATCGGCCGCGCCTGCGTCGATCCTCAATGTCTGAACATCAGATGTATAAGACAGACCAAGCTGTACCACGCTTGCTTCACGATTCAGCGTGACAGAACCGCTTGCCACTACTACGGCAGGGTGTGTTGCGCCATCAGCCAGCACGCTCAATGTTTCCCCTTCAAGATGATCCAACCCACTAATCACATCGGCTGCAACGCCGTCATACGTCAAGCCACAGTCCACGAAAAAGGCATCAGTAGTCGTATCTTCATCGAAGTTTGGCGTGATGTATTCGATATACCTGACAGTCGCCCCGTTTATGGTTCTCTTGACGATCATCCATACTTCATCAGAATCCAGAGTCGGCGCGGGAATCACATTCACAGATTCAACAACCGCATCGCCACTTCCGAATGACCCTCCGATGATATGTCTGTGCCAGCCTACAACATCCTGATCGCGCTCGTATGTCAGACCGACAAGCTGCCCGTCAGTCCTAGCAAACCAGATTACTGAGTACGGTTCCTGCTGGTAGTTAAATTGGGTTACCCCACCATCAAGAACATGACTGGCAAGTACATTCATATCGGGCGAACGGAAGCCATCTACCTCATAGACGTATGCCAACTCACGCGCTTTCTTGCCTGCACGTTGCAGGTAGATTGATGCGCGGCCAGCCCGAACCGCTTGAAGGCTTGCGCTTCCGAATGCAGTTGATCTCTTTGCCGCAACGTTTGTCGGCGTCAATGCTTCCTGCAAAGATGATGGGCGAACCATCCATTCGCCTGACTTCGTGCCGACAAGCAAACCCTTCTCGTCGTCAATCATCCACATGATCGCATTCACGTCATTCGCATTCAGAGTAATCGTTATCGCATTGTCGTCAGCCACAACACCATCAGATGCGGTCGGCGCGAAGTTCTCGTAATCACCGACAATGCTTCCGTCAATGCGCTGTGGCCTAAGACTATTGTTCGCAAAGAACAGTCTGTCCTCGAAGAATGTAACGCATGACGGATAACCTGTCGTAGCACTCCAGAATCCAAGCCGCCAATTGGTTGATGCGGTAGCTGCGGCAGGACTGCGCTGAATACTAACCGTGACTTGCGTTGTACTTGTGTAGGCAGTGATCTTCATCCAACCCCAAGTGCTACCGGTGGATTTGAATCTGATATGCCGCCCTACATCAGTGGAAGCAAAGATCGCCGTGCTTGCCGTTGCAGTCGTTGTTCCTGATGTCGCCCCAAGCGTGATAGTGGTCGCCGTGATGTTCGTGGACAAGTAAGGCCCGTCCTGAAAGTCAATCGTCGTCAGCGTCCATGCAGTATGTCCGGTGCGAGACAACTTGCGGGGCGCATAACTTGGATGCGTGATATACAACACGTCCGCAGATTGCGTGTATTTCAACTGGAAAAGATCGGCTTCGAGATACGGCGTTGCTATTTCATAAGGCGTACTCGGCGCGGATTCGATTTGGCCGCGATCCTTGTAAAACCTGATGTACTGATCCCCGAACTCAAGCATATACGCCTGAGTTATAGAATATTCGAAGTCAATCAACCTTGTCTGTTTTGCGCTCGTCTTGACCTCTGCGACGAACATTGTTCCAGGCCGTCGCGTGACGCCGCCTTGCACAAGCGGAATCATGTTCTCGCAAAGACGTAACGCATTCTGATACTTCTCGAATCTGACTCTTGCTGCTGTCAGTTCCGAGAATTCGCCTGCGTTGAATGCATCCTTGAGCGGCGAAGCTTTCATTTATAGCCTCGCCGTAATCCATGAATCTGTCTGCTGCTCTGCTGGAACATTTTCGAAAGCATTGATCCGGCGTGCTTCCCGAATGGCTGCTTTGTATTCCTCGGCAATCAGTTGTTTTTTTGGATTGCTCTGCGTCAATTCCTCGCACATTTCCATTGCGAGTTTGCACGCCAGCGATTCATTGAACAGTGAATCGTACTGATTCGGATCGGTGATTCTGGCAACGTACCTGATCTGCAATGGCGCGGTTTCGTTCGTCAGGATCAACCGGGCTTCGATCTTCCAGTCCTGCATGTACGTGCCTTCGTTATGATCCGGCGGAAGCAGTCTCAGGCAATCGGAAGGTAATTGGTATGCGTAGGAATAACCGAAATCCGGGGCGGTAGTCGATGCCAATTCGGCGCGTTGGATTGCGAATGCCCACGAATGAGCACGCAATTCCGCATCACGTACAGGCTCGAAAGCTGCATTGGCTGCCCGGGCTGCTACGCTATCCTGCGTTAGCGAGATGATGCGTTCTGCGCCTAGCTTTTGCAGTGCGCGATTGCAGATTCCAACAATGGATGCCATTATTCATTCCCAATCCAGTCAATAATCCACAAAATCATTCAACCTCAATATCCAATGTGATGCCGAACGTATTTACAATTCCTGTCGGAGTCCATGCAGCCAAAACACGAAGGGCGGCAGTGAAAGTCTTTGTGGTTTGATCTTCCAAACTGAAGAAATATCCGGCAGGAAATAAAATCTGCAATGACGGAGTAGCCGAAGGCTGAACAAGATGAGCACCAACCGCTTGATGCTGCGATGTGCCAGCAGCAACAGTTCCAAGTGGGCCAGTCCATCCTGTGTCATCGAACCTGAATATAGCAATCGACTTCGCACGATTTACTGCTGAAATAGGATTAGTAACGTTGTCGCCAACCGCAGCAGGAACTTCGCTGGTGCGATAAATTTGAAGTTCGAAATCAGCCGCAGTCGTTACTACGTTTCCAGATGCCGGAGTCAGATCAATTTCAGCAGCAAGTATTTTGCCATATCTGAACCCTGACATATTAAATGTCGCACGAACAACCGACCCTGCCGAGGCGCTGTTACTCACCTCATCACCAGCAGCATAAGCAGTAGCGTCTGCCGGCCTGGCGATAGTGCTACGAAGGCGCATGATTTTCATGGCGTCACGCAATCGGGCTGGTTTCTTTGCCCTCAAGGTAAAGCAGGAGTGCCCGAACCCCTAGAATTACCTGAAGCTTGTTCGCATACACCGAGTCATTGACACGCAGTTCAATGGCCTCGCTGGAAGTCGATGCGCCTTCGGTGACGAGACTTTCGATCTGTTCACCAAGGATTACGGAATAGAAACGATCTGCCATGTTTGTCTCCTGATGCGATCAGGGGGCCGAAGCCCCCTTGATCCGGTTAGATGATGTATTCTACCCAAACTGCCATCGTGCCAGTTGCAGCGGCACCGGCCGAAACAGCAACAACATCATAGTTGCGCTGCGAGTCCGCAGACAAACCAAGACGTTCCCACAGCGGCTCCTCGGCCTCATCAATGAGCGTAGCTCCACGCTCAAAGGTGATTTCGGTGATACCGACAGCAGCAGTTGCCACGTCCAGATCCGAAGCGAAGAAGTCTTGATCAACAACAGCACCACCGTTTCCAGTAGTCTGGTACAGACCGACGTTCATCGTAACGCTAGTACCAAGATCGTCGCATGAATAGAAGCAGCGAACCATCTTGGCATTGGATGGGACTTCGCAGAAGCGGTAGGTCGATGCCAGATCGCCGCCGGCACATTCAACCTTGCCGTAGGCGCGGAACACTTGGCCAGGATTGGATGTAGTAGATACAGCCGGAGTAGCATCACGATTCGTAATGAAGCCGGATTTAAGGTCTTCAGTAGCCATTTTTCATTCTCCTTTCAAAGATAATTTTCGCCATCTAGGAATCCTGCTAACCAATGAATATCCCTAGAAGTTATCACGCCCGGTAGCTCTCAATCGCATACACCTTGTTTTCTTCAAGGCGTGTGGCACCAGCAGACATTGTAGTGGTAATTTCCCAAGGATCGCCCTGAATGTCATGGCGCGGATGAACATCGTTCTGCACATCTTCCCACAGACCAATGTACATCCCCGACTTGCACCACACCGGCAAAGTAACCTCATTCGTTCCAGCCAGCAATTGTTCTATCAGTTGTGACTGGCAGAACGTGAAACCCAAGAACGAGACAACGCGCCCATCCTTTAGAACAGCATCGCCGCCATTGAAGTCGGATGAGATAATCTGAATTTCGTTCAGAAGCGAGGCATTGTCGGCGGCTGTCAAGCCGCAATATACTTCTTCTGTCTCGAAGTCTACGAACTGACTCTCCATCTGTTCCCGTACAGCTTTGAGTTTGGCTACGTTCAACTTCGAGTTGGCACCGCCAACAGCTACGTCAACCTCATTGCCTGCTGTGAAAATGGTTGAAGTTCCGCCATTCTCTCCAGTTTTTGCAGTGCTCGTAAAGGCGTTGATGATGATTCTGTCCATTTGACGATTTGCCGCTTTAACAGCATTCACTACATAAGTGCTGTTTACATCGGTAATCATCTTGAGTTTGTCAAACGAATCAACCATTTGATTCAGGTCATAATCGCTCGGGAAAACCCAACGGCGGTCGGTGGGAGCATCAGTTCGTTGCTTCGGCGCGAAGCGAGAAGTTACCAACTGCATTTCGACTGCACCGAACTGATCTACTGGACTTGCTTGCTTGCCAACATGGCTCCCCATCATGACTTTAGAGGTAAATTTACCCCCTTGTGCCGCGAGGAGAAGTTGGATATTGGAACTGTACTGCTGTACAAAATGAGTAGGCAGATTTACAGACATGGTATGTCTCCTGATAATTGAAGAAAAAGTTTGCAACCTTTTAAGGCGGTCACATTCCTTGACTTGTCCTCATCAAGAGGGGTCTGACACTACTCTAATTGTCAGGGCTTTGGCGGCCTTCCTCGCCTTGGCTTGTCTGGTATCGCAGATATTGGATGTGGGTCAAATCCCATATCCATAAGTTTGCGATAATGAACATACAACTTTTCTGAGATTATTTCAACCTCTTTTTCTCTGTCCTGAACAGACGGACTGACAAGCGTTGCCGCCAACTTCAAACATTCAAGTGCCGGGTTGTCGCTCATTGCAGAAATCCGTGCCAACGATCCCATTCGGCTTTGGCGCTTGCGTTGCCCGCTATAAGCTTTGCCTGAAATTCCTTGTCATTTCTGGCATTATTGATTTTTTCCCTTGCCATTGCTGGTGTCATGGCCACATTCCCACCTGAGCCTTCGCCATCAACATACTTGTCTTCACCAACCCGCTTACCGATATTTGCCATCATTTTCATGGTATCGGCGAATCCAATGGATTGCTTCAATTTATCTATCTTCTCTGAAGTCAACCCCAATGCTCTGGCGGCAGTAAATGCCATATTCATTTCCTGCTCATAAGCTTGCCCCCATTCTTTTTTCAGTGCATTGTTTTCTGCGGTTATAGCCTGGTTGTAGGCTTCATTATGTTTATTGATTGTTTGAGTGGCAAACTCATTATTCCATTCAGCAAGTGCCTTCGCTTGCCTTGCGGTAATGCCAAGTTCATGAAATTTCAACTTGGCTGCTTCCGCGAACGCAGGATCAACATTTTCCGGTACTGGAATTTCATATTTGTTTGATTCTACAGGGCGACCAAGTTTATTGTAAAACTGATCTATCTCGTGCTTATCACCTTTGTCAAAATCCGGCAACCGCAGCAATTTGTCAGCCGGAGTCCCTACAAATTTCTCAAGTTGCTTGTAGGAAATGATTGCATCAATCGGGGTATTCCATCCTTTATTCCTGACGAATCCTGTAATATCTTCCGGCGCATCTGTAAGCCAGCCAATCGTATTTGATGCGGATACAGAATTGGTATCGATGGATGTTGCGGCGGTAGTATCAGTGCTGGCGGTA